ATCGTAGAGTAAGGTATGACCAACGACATCACTATCGATACGAAGATGCGTGATCACGCAATAAATGTCATCACCAAGGCGGCTGTCAGCACTAAGCTGTCTAGAAAAGAATTTGTGGACAGACGTTATGCTGCCTCGCTGGGATGTTGCCAAAGACGAAATCGCTGCTATTTATGACCGCGTGAAAACTACCCGAAACTCAGATGAGTGCCGTAGAGTATAGCGTGGAGGAAACAACATGCGCACAGTTAGATTCAGCAAGCGGGATGCAGACGGTGAAGTAAGAATGGCGAAGTTTGTTGCCCAACTGATTCGTGAAGGCATTGTCTACAAGCTCCGGCAGGACGATTACGAGTACGAAGTCGAACCGACAGGATTCTGACATGAAGAACTGGTTTGGAGAAGAAGCTCATTCCAGCGATTGCCTCATCCACTGGACTGAGGTAAAATCCCCCGGTGTCCGGGGTTACCAGGACTTCGCGAAGAAGCTGAAGGAAATTCGTGAGGCTTGGGATGTGATTCACGCTGATCCTAAGACCGCCAAAGCTTTTGAAGTACTCCGCAGTGCTCATTATGATGTGGTGAGTTCTGACGCAGCAGATGCAGCAGCTGGGGAAGACATCTAACTCTCAAATAGAACTACCCGAATCTCAGAATAGGGACGTAGAATAGAACATGGATATGAACCAGACAAAGACTTCTGAGATGAAAACCGCTGAAGTTAAGAAGACCGCTGCAGAAATCGAGCAGCTTCTGGCACAGACTCCTGCCGAACAGCAGCCACAAGTGCTCGCTGACTTCGTGTTCGGAAAGGGTGTCACACTGGTCTAGTGCCTCCACCAGTAGGTCACGACACTCTCCGACCCGGACCTTGGGTCCTAATCAACTTCCAGCAAATTCCTCGCGAATCCATGGATCATATACTCTTGCGCCTGAAGCAGAGAGTATATAACATGGAAGATGTAGCCAAGATGCGCCTGTGGTCTCAAGGCGATGAGGAAGATCATCTAGCCCCGAATCAAGATTGGTACAAAGACTTCGGGAGCTTCTTCCTTGTAGGATATGGTCGCTCTGTCAGGAGCGTTTTGGACAAGAAGAAGATCCCTTGGGGATACGCTCTCACAGGAGAGTCCCCACTTCAAGCAAATCTCCATCAGTTATTTCCCAAAGAGCTCCCTGTCTATCATGAGTCTTTTGTACAGAATCTTGAGAGCATTCGACGCAGGGGTATTGATGGTTTTGAATCGGGAGAAGGGGATGGACTTGAAGGAGTGTTTGGGACTATCGGCAGACCTTCTGGATTCATTACCAAGAAAGAGAAGATCATTGTGAAGTTTGTGATCCCCTCATCTCACTATAGACTGGTGAGCCCCGATATGCGGTACACCGATGAGAACAGTCTTCTGAGGAATCATCCCATGCTTGTAGGAGCAGACGTCTACTTCTCTCGCCCGGTCCCTCCCATATGGATAGAGAACATTGACAAGGCTGCCCATCAGTCCAAGCTCTTCCTCCAAAGAAGATATGCCGGTCACCCTCTCGAGTAACCGGCATAGAATCTTCCGTTTGGTCTGTTCTTTTACTTCAGCTTGGCAGCGGCCAGCGCGGGGTTAGCCGCGACAACCAGATTCCACTGATGCTTGATAGCACCGATCACTGTAGGGTGCATGAGACTCTTCTTCGCCAAGGTAATACGACCAGAGTGAGACCACTGACCCTGTGGCTGGAATGCCTTTGCTGTCGCAGCGGCTGGACTCTGTGTCTGAATGGTTGTGATCACCAACTCAATGGCAGCCACTAGGATGTCAATCAGAGGACTGTAAGCGGCTGTGAAGGGGATCAGAGATGACACAGAAGCAATCGTGTTGAGAGCATCCTCTACGATTGCGATTGTGCTACCACTCTTCCACTGGGACTCCGCCTGTTCGAGGCCATTCAAAGCTGCGGTCAAAGGAGCAACCCAAGGAGCATTTGGTTCCGCTACCTTGAGCACTGCCTCTGTGGCAGAAATGACAGCGTTAACGTCAGCCTCAACATTACTGGACGAGCACCCAGAAGCTGGTAGGATCATCCCGGTAGTCAGGAAACCCAGCAGCAAGGTGGAGATAAGTGCCCAGACATTGAGCTTGGCAGTTGTAGGGTACTTCGTCGCCAATTCCATAGATATAAACTCCTTTGTTGTGATTCCAGTGTTCTAATACCTCAAAATCTCACAAATGAGGTATCAATCTAACTATGGACGTAAAAGTTGTTATTCTTCCAGCCAATCTTCATACCTACCTGCTTCATGTAGTCCAATCCTATACCCGAGCGGGCATTGATCCTAATGAGTGCCAGTTAGCGGCTGAGTTATGGGTCAGGATTACTGGAGCTCAGACTGTAGACTATTCTAAGCTGGGTCCAGTAGATGCCGAACTAACCAAGGATGGGATTGCACTGAACATAGATCCTACCAGTTTGGCGGTGCCCCCGGACCCGTCAGGAACTCAATAGACGCTGTATCTTGAGTAAAGTCTATGTTTACTACGAGATTTGTCTGCAGGGACATCCCCGGATCAGGAAGACTTAGTGCACTGATAACTCCCTGTGCATAGCTGACTTCAGAGGCAGTGAAGCTAGAAATCCCATTGAAATTGTTGGTCAATAGATAATTGTCAGCTAGAACAAATTGCATCCACAGAGGAAGATTCTGCTGGGTCTCGTCGTAGATGGTGAGTGAGTTGGTAGAGAATAGGATGAGAGCACTCTGGGGGAACGCTCCAGAAGGACCTCTGAAGGGACCGGAGGACTCTGTGAACCACGACGCCTGTTGGGATGGAGAAACTAAAACTCCCTCAGCATACAATTGACCATCAAAGGCATATCCGCTGTGCCCCGTTGTGGTGGGATTGAAGAAGGCGTCATTGTCTCTAGGGAAGGCGAGACAGGAAGAAACTCCTGGCTTCGGGATGATGAGATATGACTGTCCTAGATAGTTATACGACGCCATTGAACTTTCTTCCTCTAACTAGATTTGAAAAACTGAAAAATGGATGTGAAGAAAAGCACTACACAATCGGTTTATAGGGGTGTTGTAGTTTCCCACATAAGGAAAACATGAAGACTTATCCTATCTCCGTTGTCTCTAGAACCTTAGATCCTACACAGAAATCCTTGACAACTGTCATGGGGATGTACGAGCATCATCTCTCCGATGCGGATGTCAACCTCATTCAGGATCTACAGGACTACAAGAGAGAAAAGCTTCTTGCTGACGAAGTTGTCTCAGGAGCAGTGACTTGGTCTCCATTTCAATTTACCCCTCAGACAGCGAATACCTTCACCATCCCTGCCTTTGATCTCCTGTTCAACGGTCAGGTGGTCACCATTGGTGGAAATCTGTCTAGTGATATAACTGTCAACAACATTGTTCTCCCCGCTCCCCAAGGCCAGTCTACTCTGGGAGCTCTTGCTTATGTGGTCTTCTTGCAGCTACGCTATACGACACTTCAAGACACCACTTCCTATTATGCTGACAGCGGGAATGGATTGAACTATTTCTTCCCTAACGGTTGTCTAACAGCGGATATGCCTGACATTCTCTCGGGTAATCCAACCTTGACGGCTGAGTTGCTTATGGATGTGGTGGACCCCTTCGAGAATGATCAGACAACCTCCAGAGCGTTGGTTGTTTGGCAGATCAATGTACAGCCAGTGACCCTGAATTATGACTTCTCTCAAGGCAGAAATGGGATGCTAGCAACCTATGACAGTACAGGAATTATTCTAGATCCCACTAACTCTGTTTTTGCTGAGGATGTTACGGGAACACCGATCATCTCAAATCAGTTTTCCTTCCTTTCCATGGCAAGTATAACTGGCGACAGTGGTCTATATAGAGCTGGAGATGGGTCCATCGCTAATGGTATTGGAGGCATTGATGGCTATGCCTATGGCTTCCCTCTTGCGGTTGTTTTCCAGAAGAATACCGGTAGCTTCCAGCTGAATACCAATCCGTTCGGATGCGGAGTTCCAGGTAATCTCAGCTCAGGATTGATTGCTACTGGTTTATCTGGTCGCATCGACATGAAATATGCCGACAGCATCTGGCCAGATGAAGTGGTGGATACCCGTTCCACCGTCTCACTGAAAGACTACAACTACGATGACACCCTGCGTAAGGGATTCGTCGATCTTATCACCGGTCAGACCCGTCATGTAGTGGGGAGGGGTACTACTCTTATCCCTCCTGCGCAGTCTATTGGTTCGTCTATCACCTACGATGTATCAGTGGCTCCAATAGCTGATTTGAACACGAACAATTTAGGGGTATTCGACGGATACATGAATGGCTTCTGCTCAGACAGCAGAGTCTACTATTCTACACAAGCGGTATCCGTTAACAGTAAGAATGTCTCCGGTGTGATTGGTAATCCCTGGCAGTTGGGAGATGCTTTCTCTATCTCCATATCGCCTTCTCATGGGTACATTGAGTACGCGCAGGTTATGACTCTGGTGAATAACCTCGATGGGACCAAGACTCCTGTGTTTCTCATGCCAGGACAGATCACCATCAGCGGCTTGGAAGCCAATAATCCTCAGACTGTAACCGTCACCCTCTCCACTAGCCTCACAGGGACGTCCTTTGACCCTGGAAGCAATCCTCTCTACCTGACGCTGGGTGTTCGCTACAGTGTAGGTGTGGGATTTGATCTAGAGCAGATTCCCACTCAGATCTACGGGGGATCCATAACGGATATGGCGAGTGGCAAGACTCTTCCCATCTATGCCATAGATGAATATGAACTCCAGTCCACCACAGGGAATCTAACCTCAATCAACACTGAGTACAGCAACAAGGTGTTCGGTACTAGATTCTCTCTTACTCTATACCCAGGATCTGCGGCTGCAACACCTTCCGGCTCATCCACCATAAGTATCCCAAACCCTTCTGTGAGCACCTCTTTCCTTCCCTCTCAGATTCAGGTTTGGAACGCGATAACCGGTCAATTCTACACCTGTACAGCGGTCTTGACGAGCAATACAATTCTGTCGTTCACTATCAGCAACACGATCTCTAATTCCACGATACTGGGAGTCACCACAGCCGGGTCTCAGACCACCTTCCTTATCCCAAATCCGATCACCACTAATGCTGCTGGAGGAGCCATCAACGGTCTCCACATTATCAACGTGGCGGATCAGTCTGGGAATGTACAGGCTCCTCTCTTCACTTCTGTGACAGTGCCCTCTGCTACTCCAGTCAACGAGTTGTCTATTTCTCTTCTCGGTAATATGACAGTGCCGCTAGTGTTCACCATCCTCTGTGCTAGCACTTGTCAGGTGACTTATAACTCTGCTGTAAGAGGAATCGTAGCCATAGAAGAGACTGTCTTGGCTGGAACCTTTCAGGACACCACTAACACCTACCTGATGGATACTAGAATTCAGGTGGTCTCAAATTCATTCAACTCAAGCACAAACACTGTCGTGCTTGCTGTAACCGGTTGCGTGCTCAAGGGTATCTCTGGTAACGACTCCTTGAAGTATGTGTGGGTCAATATTGGAAGCGGAGTGTTACAGGCCATTCCTATTACCTCGGTAGAGTTCACAAATACGGGATTGATTACTCTTGTGATCCCTGGAACAGTGAACCTGGAAGTGCAGCAGTTCTTTATGGTCGCGGCGATTCTTCCCGCTCTAACCTCAGATAGCCAGATGATTCTCTCCACCTTGATTTCCACTTATCAGGGAGAGGGAGTTGCTGGAAGAAACTATGATGTGCTCTACACCGAGGAACAGGCACTAATCACAACTAATGGAACTGGACTGGCTCCTCTGGTGGGAATTGCTGACGTCTATCCCTACAATAGAGAGCTTCCTATCATCACTTCTCTTCCCAACGGTGTAGCTTGGGCAGACTCTGACTTACAGAATCAACCTGTCTCTTCGTACTTTGATTCTAACTTCGAAGCCAAGCTCTACAACAATGTGGAACACACCTTTGAAGTGCCTCTTTACACCAACGACTTCATTCAGCCAATAGCGGGAGACAAGCGCAAGCAGCTTCAGCTGGGAGTCCCAGCAAGCAGAGGATTTTCACAAATTCTACCTCACGTCGGATTTGCTGTCCATCGTCCAACTATCAGCACGGGTTCTGTGTACGCGACCACGACGTCTTCGCCTGTCAATATGTATGTCAATGCGGCAATTGGAAAGGACACCAACGACGGGCTGTCTGCCCTGACACCCATGTTGACAGTGCAGGCTGCCTTGGCTGCCCTGCCTCCAATCCTTCTGCATCCTTGTGTCATCAATATGGCTGCGGTGTTGACTTCATCTAATGCTCCGATCCCTTATGCTCTCGCCACTTCCAATTTGGTTACGGCTAACATTGGTGGGGATGCTTCTACTCGTCCGACTAAGTTCTACGCTCTGGGAATTATTTCTTTCAGCATACAAGACGAAGGTTCCCTCACCTTTAATGGTCAGGGAGCAGTTATTGATGGAACAGGGGTGTCATTCGGGGATGGAGAGGTCTCCGCCTTCTTTGTTTCCCAGTCTAGAGTGGTCTTTAGTGGAATAACCTTCCAAGGTTTCGTGCAGGGAGCAGTCTCTGGATCGAATTCGAATATTGAGTTCGATAATTGCGTCTTCCAGAATAACATTACAGCAGGATCTTTTGATCAGGGATGTAGCATAGAGATACACGAGGGCAATATCAATCTGCTTCAAGGTGCGATTGGTATGATCCTGTCTGGATCTCAGATGGTATCCTCTAATGTCAATCTTGTGTGTACAACTAATCCGGGACCCTTTTACTCAGTGCAGTTTGGTAGCTCACTGACGTTAGCAACTCATGAGCCTTCGCAAGAGACGGGTGTTCTTACATCTACGGTTGTGGTGCAGGCAAGTATTAACTCATCTGTAGTCTGTAACCCAGACTTTAGTTCTGGAGGCTCCGCGGCTCTAACGATGTTATCAGTGCTATCGCGTACGACAACAAATCCGTTTTCTGGTGGTATAACTACAGACGCTTCATCTGCTGTTGCTCTAGCATTGAGTTAACTTAAGAAAGTGGAGTAGGCATGGCCTTATCTATCTCAACAACCTTTCTTCCCAGTGGTACAGTGGGTACCGCATATAACACTGCAATAGCCGTGTCGGGAGGAGTGAGTCCCTATAGTTTCAGTGCTGCTGGTCTACCCGCTGGTCTCACTATCAATGGTTCTACGGGAGCGATTACAGGTACTCCCGTACAGAGTGCAATAGGAACAACGCCAGTTTCTTTCATCATAACTGACTCCACTTCCCCTACACCTCTGTCAACAACTGTCACACTTACCATCATCATTCAACCTAGTGCTCTGACTAATGCCATAACTCTAGGTTACATTGAACAGAATCTTCTTCTGACTCTAGCTTGGAGTCCAGTAGAAGTTGGCGGGGACGCTACTTACTCAATCTATGAAGACTGGAATATTTGGATTGAGCCTCAGACGACTGGAACCCCCATCCTGCAATCTGTGGAGAGCCATCTTCCCACAGGACTTGAGTTTGGAGGAACCGTTAGTGCCCGAACCTTCCAGTCTCAGTTGGCAGATCAGGACAATTACAGCATCAGTATGCAGGCTCTGTCTTCCAATCCTGCTCAGTACACGAATGCTCAACCTTGGAGTTCCTATTTAAGCTTCCCGGCCATCTTCACTTCGGCCTCTGTCATTGTCAGCGAAGTAACCGCGCAGATCAATCAGCCGATTCTCATCAGTCTCAATGACTACACCGGAGCAGATCAGTGGCGGTTGGTATTTCAAGATGGTTCTTCCACGGCATGGCTGCCTCTCAGTGTTATCAACATAACCTATGCCTTCTCAGCACCGGGAGCCTACACCTTCTCGGTTGAAGTACAGAAGAACTACACCGGAAATAATCCACCGGTACAGCTTCGTCGCTCCATAAGCGAATCAGTATTCATCAACAACACAGTCTATGTGCCCACGCAGGTCTCAGAGCAGATTATCACGGGAACTGTGGGTATGTATGGTGACGCTGGCTTCGAGATCATCGACGCCGTGCAGGGAGGAGTTCCTGAGCCATTCGCTGTCATTGTTAGATCTCTAGTAAGAGACACAGTGACAAATGAGTTGAAGCTCTTTGTAGCTCTATCCCGATATGAAAATGCAAGCTCTATTCTAGGAACTCTTGCTGCAGACGTATTCCCACTAATCGGTAGACCTCAGATTCAGGATCTGATGGAGATTCCTGATGTGCTCACGGAGAATTCTGCCTCCAGTAACTCTCCTGTCAGCATCATCACGACTTCTCTTCCTCTAGTGAATCAAGTAGGTTCCACACCAGAGATCGATGTCATTGTCGGGCAGTCCATGGGAGAGATTCCCTTCACAGCTTCAGGTGGAAAGGCTCCCTACAGCTGGTATGCTGCAGACCTCCCGTTTGGTCTAAAGTTCACGATAGATGGAACTCTCTCGGGTGTTCCTATGCTTCTTGGTATCTACCAGACGACTATCTCAGTCGTGGATAGTAGCAGTCCAGGATTCATCAACACTCTAGTTATCAACATCGCAGTTCGCAGCAATCTGAGCATCTCTACAGCAGGGTTAACAATCACCGGAGGTAACATCTATCTTCCTGCTGCTCAGGTGATGACAGGCTATTCCTATCAGTTGTTGAACACCGGAGGTATCGCTCCCTTCACTTGGGCCGTGGCTCCTGGATCTGGAGGAGGACTCCCTGGTAATTTGACTGTGAGTCCTTCCGGGTTGATTTCTGGAACTCCTACGACGACAAATTCAACCACGGATTTTCAGCAGCCCTTCTTTGTCACCATACAAGTCTCTGATGCTATCGGTGCTCAGGCTGAACAGTATTTCGGTATCAACCTCTCTCCAGCGGCTTTGACTATTGACACTCGGATGCCTATCATCTTCCTGGATGACGTGGAGCGAGTAGCGATGGGTATCTTTGGAGGAAAAGCTCCCTACTCAGTAACTATGACTGGAGCACTGGGTATCGGATATGATTTTGGAGTGACTGACGGACGCTGGGAATTCAATCTTAATGTAGGTACTAACAACTATATCGGCGTTCAGTCTCTAGGATTCACAGTTACAGATTCAGCAAGCAACAATCTTACCACCACGAGCACCTACACGGTGGCTCCTAGAGTAGAACCTGTATTTGGAAACACCATTGTTGACTACCTTTGGGAGAACGGAGATTCCTCGACTGTATCCCTGGCTTTGAGTTCCGGGCTGCTCGGTGGTCTGTCCCTAGGAACCTATGCTTCTTCCATTACGCCTAACGGTATCCAGACAGTTGTCACGGGATCTGAGTTAGTCTTCTCTGAAGTCTCAAATACCAATCCTGGTAGCTATGCTCCTATTATCTCTATCCCAATTGCAGCAGGTCCAACTCAGGTCGCGACAGTAAGTCATGCGATAACTGTAGAGAACTCTTCTGGTGTCTTCGAAGGCACACCCGTAATTGCAGGAAATCTAACGACAGCTGCGATGCCCTATCTATTAGGCACCCTAGTTACTGTCAATCCTCTGAAACCCTCGTATAACTCTCCCTCTTTCAGCATGGGAACAGGGGTTACCGCTCAGCTAGCATCTCCACTACCTGCTGGATTGTCTCTAGACTCTTCGACAGGTCTGATCTACGGTATTCTCGCAGACACTACAACTCTCTCTTCGTCAATTGACTATGTCCTAGATGAAGTTATCACTGGTACTGTAACGATAGCCTGGACCAACTTCAACAGTGTCATGACATTGACGGATAATCTAGGCAATCCGAGAAATCCATACTGTACGATCCAACTTCCCTATTCTGGGACCATCCAGGCCGATAGAGCCTTGACAGGTGTAGCGATCGTAGCAGGTAGACTTCCTTCGGGTCTTTCTGCTGTAGTGAATAGTGTCAATCCCACACAGGTGGTTGTATCAGGAACGACCCTAGAAGCTGGATATTTTGATGTTTGGTTCCGTATGCTAGACGCAAGCGGGAACGTAGGTGTGCTCTACAAGAGATTTGTGTCTTCATATGTCACTCCTCTTGCTATCCTAACAAGTTCTCTCCCTGACATCATACCTTCGGTTGCCTACTCTGTCGCGTTACAGGCTGTGGGTGGAATTGGACCGTACACGTGGACTCTTACAGGAGGCAGTCTCCCTTCAGGCATCACGCTGGCTAGCACAGGTTTGATATCTGGAACGACGACTTCTCTGTCCTTTACAAGCACTCTCAATCTGACAGTGACAGACAGTCGTGGTATTCAGGTTGTGACAAACCTGGGCATCACGATTAACGATACCCTGACGATCACGAATTCTTCACCACTTCCTAACGTCACGCAGTCTGCAAGTTACTCCGTGGCTTTGAAAGCTGTAGGAGGATCTGGAACCTATACTTCTTGGGCTATCACTGCAGGAAGTCTCCCTTCCGGGATCACTCTCAACACATCTACCGGAGTCATTAGTGGAACCGGACCGGGTAGCTTGTCTGGACCCCAGTCTGTAACCTTCCAAGTTACAGACTCCCTGTCTACCAATGCCACAAAGACATTCACTATCGCAGTTACACAGAACACAGGCATTCAAGTCAATTACTCAGGGGTAGGAGTTATCACGAGATCTCCTGTAGGTGGTACTGGGTACCTCGGCACCCTGACTGTAACTCAGCTCTCTAATCCTGGAGTAGGAGTGCCTCCCTACACTTGGAGCAGTGTGGCTCTACCAAACTATCTAGTTCTTAATTCTTCCACTGGAGTTATATCGGGAACCACTAATCAAGGAGCACCGGGTAGCTCATCTTCACCAAACTCTCTGGGAAGCTTTGCTGTAACCGTCGTTGACAGTAATGGCTTGAATAATACAGAATCTGTCCCTCTAGAATCTGTGTCTTCGGTGGTTGTCACTACACTGTCCCTCCCGAATGGAACTTTGACAGCCAATTACTCTCAGCAACTGACAGCCACAACCAACAATCCTTCTATAGCCTCTTGGGCAATGAACTCTGGAGGACTTCCCACTGGTCTTTCCTTGAGTTCCTCAGGACTTGTCACAGGCATCCCCACGGCCACAGGAACATTTGCATTTACAGTAATCTGTACAGACGCAATCGGAGATACAGGAACCTCTCAAGCCCTGAGTATCCTCGTACAAAACACCACACTTGTGATTGCCACCACATCCATTCCAAATGCTCTGGCTGGAGTCAGCTACACTGCTTTCCAGATGCAGGCAACAGGAGGAGACGGTTCATATATTTGGAGCATTGATCCGTCTTCGGTAGCTCAGCTCCCGCCTGGAATAACGATGACATCCAGCGGTCTGATAGTTGGAAACACCATAGCTTTGGGCAGCTCCAACATCACCTTCCGGCTTACGGATACCACAGGAGCCTATGTAACTGGGACCTTGACATTTACTGTGGCTTCCAATCTGACTCTTCAAACAGGAGTTGATTTTATTGACGGAACTTCCACGGGATACATTGGAGCAGTTGCGGCAGGAAATGTAAGCTCTATCAATCCTCGTCCTAATAACTCCTTCTATGTTCTGGCAAAGAACATCATATCTGCGACAACAAATCAGATAACGGCTTCCACTTCGGTACCAGGCATCACAGCCACAGTTAGCTCCATAACTACCTACAACTCAGTTCGTGTAGCCTGGATACAACTAACTGGAAGCTTCAATGGTCAGCTGGGAGATAATCCGATAACCATCTCAATAGTGGATAGCGGGGTTCCCGCTTCTGCCACCTTTAAGTGGTCCCAATACGTCAGTCTTCCAATAGCAATCGTACCCTCTTCAGGGGCAATTCCGACATACTTTGTGGGTTAAGGGATAAAGATGCCAATAGAAACTGTCAATTTCACGATTTCAGGGAGCAATCCTAGGACTGGTTCTCTCCAGATTAATACGACTGGAGCAGGAGCAGGAAACGGTACCATTGTCGACCTAGGATCTGTCGCTGGAGTGGATAGCATTCAAGCGGCTATCACTTCACGTGGGATGACTTCCAATGCCGTGAATGTAATCTGGCAGGCCACGAACGGTCCCATTGCCGTGACCCCCGTGACTGTGTATGCTACAGCAAACAGCTACAACGCCCAATTTCCAGCTGGTTTAACTTCAGGTACTTTTGGTGGTCCTGTCGCTACCAACATCAGCGGTCTGATGTTCAACACTCATCCCAACACTCTATTTCCTGGAGATCCTCACGATAGTGGCAATCAGGCAGATCCCTTTGTAAACAACGTCATGAACTCTTCAGGAGGATATGCAGGAGATCAGGCTATATTCTCCGGCTCCTTCCTGATGTGCCTGACGGGAAGTTTTGTTGTAGCAGCGGCTGGTCAGATAACTCTTACAGCAGTCCTGAATTCCACTTGCATAATCGCAATCCCAGGTGCCAGCTATGTCAGTGGCCGACAGGGATTCAATGGGATGACGACTACTCCCATCATGGGATACAATCCTCTCGTAGGAGATGCCGGATTAAGCTGGCTGGGTGGAAACAACCAGACCGACAACTTTGTCGTGAACTTCCCAGAAAAGGGTGTCTATCCCTTTGAGATCTGCTTTGCTACAGGTCCTGCGGGAGAGAGGCAATTTGATCTTCTGTATAACAACACGGAACTGATCCTTCCTGTGGCTTCCACGACTGTCCCTCCTGCCCCAGCAGTGGGAACTGGAAACGTGATATTGACTCCCACGAGTCAAGGACCCTTCATCACAGGATCTGAAGCGCTGATAAGCGTACAGATTCAGGGAATCAATTACACCACCATCCCCTACCTTGGCTTGCTTGAGGGAACACCGGGTGTCTTATACATTACAAATAGCACTACAGGGGGAACTAACTTCACGCTGCCCACCTTTAATGGTCAGACTCCTGGCGGGGCGGCTGAGACTTCGGCCTTTACCCTGACAGGAAATAATGGCAGTTGGTCCAATAAGCTTTCAGTTACAAATCCCGGAGGAGGCTTTGTTACTCTAGGCTATAACGGTGCTCCCAGTGATGCCAACGTAGCTAGTACAGAGATAACCCTGACTCAAGATGATGTATCTTGGTATAGTCCGTCTATTGGTATTGACCTATTTCAGGCCACCAGTCAGGGAGGCGGACAGAGTTTCAGCATTCAGGTTCTGTGGCTGGTGAATGCTAACGTTACCGTCAGTCCTCTATCGGTGCAGGGTAATGGAGAAGCTGTAAACTTCACTATCAGTCTTGTCAAACCTCTCCCTCCTATTCAGAACAATACTTCTGCCCAGATGGCTTTCGACGCAGCCTTTGGCTCAGTGACGGTCGTGGCTAGTCCGGTTCTGAATAGTGCGGGATGGATCACCGCTTTTACTGCCACAGCCACTCCTGTATCTACTTCTAGCGCAAAGACCTCCAATGTACAGGTCACTGTGTTTGGACAATGCACCTATCTAGTGGGAACGTCGTTCACGACAGCCACAGTGAACTACTTCCAGCAGACCATTTCTATCGCAGTTGCTGCTCAGACCGGTGGCCCAATCATCTCGATGCCTAGCCTGACCTCTTCAGATACATACACTACCTTGGCCGAGCCTTCAGCCTATGTGACCATATCCGGAAACGGAACGGGTGCTACAGCAAGCGTACAGCTCAGGAACAACGGTGTTGCTCTTCATCCTTCTTGGGTAGTCTTAGGCACCACCATGACTAACCCAGGAAATAACTACACCTTTGCCACAGAGACTCTCTTTGTCAATGGGAGTCCCGTAGCCAGCAGCTCTTGTACTTGCGTGTAAGGGAGGAACATGTCTACATCCTATGCTAACATTGGTCCTCCTTTCAATTTCCTAGGACATCTTTCTTATAGTCAGAAGACTTCCTTTGAAACTTGGATAAATGCTAGGACGAAAAACTTCACTCCTATCCAGCAGCACCATCAGATGCGAGCTCAGCAAATGCGAAAGACAGCAGGAGTGTTAGAGAAATTCTATCAGCAGTACTGGACCGAGCCACTTGCTCCCAACTTCAGGAAGGGAGCATGGCAGCCGGGTCCCAACGGACACTTTGCCTACACCTACAGAAATGATCATGCTCCTATGGTGACTGTAACTGGGATCAAGGATAATTTCAAGGAGCAGCTCAATCGTCAGGACGAAGCTGTATTTGCGATGAATCATGTCCGAACCATGATAGAAATGAATGAGGACAATGCTCAGTATGCCAATCAGGCTACAGCGGAAACAACAACTCAACTCCAGGCCCTAGACAACATGTTCTCTCAGCCTCAGTTTCAGGCTGTCTTGGTGCAGGATCAGAGTGACACCTATCAAGGAGTGTCTCGTTTTAGAGTAAGTCCCTTGGATCCTCCCACTCCTTGGGAACTAGCTATAGCTAATCGCACCTATACACCACCGTCTTCTACTTAAGGGGTTTCGTGTCTTACGATCTATCGACCAAGTCGACGCACTGCGATCATCTGCAAACTCTTGAGCGGTATGTCATAAGTCCGTATGATAACAAGACTCTTCTTTTGGCTGCAGATACGGCTTATAGGATGCGTGCTCCTCTAAATGGCACGAGTTTGATTCGAGTTTCTCTTGGTGGAACCTTAGTTCCTAAGAACAGTGCAACCTATGGTTACAATATCGCTCCTGATCCCGCTACGTTGTCTCTAGATGAACCCTTTTTTAAGATATACTTCAACAAAGAAGTGCGCCTCGCTCAGCCGTTGATAGAAGTAACCTACAGAACCTACATAGACTACTGTCTGAAGTGTAATGGGACAGGACGAATAAATGATTTGAAGATTCTAAATTCCGGGAGCCTGCTTCATATTTGGGGGCAGGAAAAACTCATTCAGCGTGCCCGGAAGTGGATACTCACGTCTACTTGGGGATTTTATCCACAGCTAGTTTGTCACATCAAGGACTACATAGGAAAGAAGTTTGGTATCACAATCACAGATTCCGATATCAGCCAGGAAATCACGAGTGCTCTGAATAATATGCAGACTATCCAACAATCGCAGGCTACAGTCCAGCACTTAGATCCGTCTGAGATCCTTGTCTCTATTAATAGTGTGAGTGCTCAGCAAGACCCGACTAATCCTACTCTTGTGCGAGTATCTTGTAGTGTGACCTCAAATCAAAGAGTATCAGCAGCTCAGTCCATAAACTTTACCTTGAGAGCGAATAACTAAGATGACTTTGTTAGATATCTTGACGCCGAACGTTGCAGCAAACAGCACATTATCGGTTGACGTGTCTTCGCTCCCGTTTCAGGTACAGGTTGACAGTACTGTCGCTAATGTCATTGTTCAGTTGTACAATGCCTCTACTGCTCTTACGCAGTCAACCTCTTTGTTTACTGTAACTGGATCTGTAACTACAGGGACATTCATTGCCAACGAGCCAGTCACTCAGGCCAATAGCAATGCCAGCGCCAATCTTATAGGTACAGTGACGGGCAGTGGGACAATGATGCTTGGGACCATCACTGGGACCGCAGATAACAACGATATCTGGACAGGGACGACAAGTGGAGCAACCTACACCCCAACCGCAACTCCTGTTGGAGTGTTTGAAGGCAATATCTCTATTCAAAACATCACTACACCAACACAGGCTGTAGTGATAGCGCAGGGACCTGAAGTGGATGGAAATATCCCTTCTCTAGCGAACATCCAATTCTATATTGTCTTCTACAATGATCAGAATCTCGCCGCACTCATCTCTCCTCCATCGGGATTCAGTTGCTTCAAGCAGCAGAGCAATTGTATGCTCCAATGGGTCACGCCTCCCTATCAGGGACTGCTAGGAGTGCGTATCCAGATCAGTACAGACCCCACAGGTGTCACAGTTCCTTACACTCAGGTGGGCAATCTCGTGAATACCGTGAGTAGTTCTTCTAACACACTGATGAGTACGGTTAATACCAACACAGTAAACACTCCTGATCAGAACATACCAGGACAGTACACCCTGAACTACAATGTGACTGAGACGTATCTGACGACGACTTACGGCTCAGTCACTATCTCATCCACCTATGTAAATTCAGATATATTCTATGCTGTAGCTTCTACGGTAATTCAGGATCCTGTTTCCAATCAGGTTTACGAGTCTCAGCAGATCGGACCTATAACCTGTGGTTTCGTGAATCTATCTGCCGTGAACCCTACAGACTTCCTCGCTCTGCAGAGGAAGGAAGACATCGCTCAGAGAATGATATCCCAGATCATTCGTGTCTACCCGGATCTAGATTTGACTCCTCACTCTGAGAATAGAGATCTCTTCATCGATCCAATTGCTATTGAGATAAGCAATATGTCGGTGCGCCAGTGGTTTTCACTCTGCTGCCAGAGCATAGATGCCCTTGCTCAGATAGACAATGCCTCGGGAAATGGGTTTAGCGATCCTGTTTCTTCTTCACCAGTAAAGCAGCAACTGGCGAATGCCTTTGGACTCAATTCTAATGATATTCAGACCTACATCAATCATGCCTTCGATGTAGCGGCTGATGCGGCTGGGTTGACTCGCGGAGGACCCACAACTTCTACAGGTGTAGTCACCTTCTACACCTACGTGCAGCCTACCGTCCTGATGACTATCTCTGAGGGAGCCGTGGTCGCCACGATTGCTGACGCCAGCACAGCCTCTCTGAATTTCACGGTAGCAGGCACAGCGGTCATAGACCCTAAGTTTGCAAACAATCTCTACAATGCTGAGAAGGGCTGGTGGTCGGTAGATGTTCCGGTATTCTGTCAGACGGCGGGAAGCATAGGAACAGTCGGAGCCGGTTCTATTCGTCAGACAGTGTCCGGAGTGCCTCAAGGTCTCTCCTGTATAAATCAACTAGGCACTTCTCCAGCTGTAGATACAGAACTGAATTCCCGTCTAGCGGCTCGTATCAAGAACAAAGAGCTGGTTGGCGTTGACACTGGCACTCGCTATGGCTATTGGGGACAGGCAATCAATACACCGGGTATCGTACAGGCTACCGTCGTGGCGGCGGGTGATGACGAGATGCTTCGTGACTGGCTTCCAGCAGACATATCTGACTCCGGGTTGGTAATTGAGAGACCCGGTAAGCACATTTTTGGTTGCGTTGACGTCTACACTCGTGGGACAGCCTTCTCTGAGCAGGTGAATGAGGTAGTCTACAACTACACTCAGACTGGACTTCTCCCTCTGAAATTAATTGTCAATTCACTAGGAGTTATTCAATTCAGTGTAACTACGACAGAACCTCTCTATACCGTTCTACAGATATCTGTAACTCAGACCCTGTCGGGAAAGGTTGTCTATCTAGGAACTCAGCTCTGTCAGATATCTAATCAGAACGGGAATGCTTCTATCTTCATAAATCCCACGGAGTATACTTATACAATCACTAATGGAGTAAGCACACCGACTAGTCAGACTAACCTGCAGTTCATGACCGGGATATCTACTAGCACGGTGACTTTTGCTCTCTCAGGTCGCTATCAGGATGATATCTATTTCACTCCTCCAGAACAGCCAATCCTGAGTATAAATTCGGTAGTCGGACCCATCACTGGAGCCATATCACCTTCTTCTATCCAGCTTGTCTATACTCAGGACTTCCTCCTCGCGGGAGGTTCCAACCAAGCTGGAGATGTAGTGCAGGTTGACAGCACCCAGACTTCTGTTCAGCAGACAACTCTTGTATTCACAGGAGTTCTTACGGACACGGGTCCCACCTATCTCTTGATTGATAGCAACATGGTGATGACCATTTCCAGTAACGGAGAGATCATTCCTCCTTCAGGATTCACAGTTACCAATGCTTACGATCCCGTGGGTCCTCCCTACGTGTTTGGAGTAGATTACACGATATCCGCCGCTGGCCCATACCTACAATACTATCTCCAGCTGACCAACAATTCCAGCATTCTCACCCAGCCAGGTATTCCCCTGAATGGTAGCCCTTCTGTTATAGTCACTTACTATAAATACATCTTAACAGAACACGTGAACCTACAGACCGATACTCTCACTCTTACTGGTGTGGTTCCTTCCTATCTTAGCCAGGATGGATTCATCTACAACACCTGGCTTCCAAATAGCTATGGATTGACAACTCTCACGAGTGATGTAGCTCTATCTAATGCTGGGGTCGCTCTTACTTCTAGATACATCAAGGTTGTCTACAACAATGGCACCCCAAGTGTTCCCAATTACATCGTGCTTCAGGAAAATCGTGACTTCACCCTGAATGTCAGTGCTGCTTCGGGACAGACCACAATCACGGCTATCGTTGGTGGGGCTTCTCAGATGCCAATGGTGTCGGGTGGAGTGTCACTCCCGTTGACGATCACATATTACTACTCAGAGGTCTTTGCGATAAGCACCCAGATTCCCACATGGGTAGACCAATTGGCCAACAACCTAGCAGTAACCAAGCACGCAGACGCTGATGTGCTCGTGAAGGCTCAGGTCGCCAGCCCGGTAGACATCACGATGACAGTGACGGTAAGCTCTACAGCAACAATTTCTACTGTAGACAATCTGGTACGCTCTGCCATCGGTGTCACACTGAATAACGCCAATACCAGTTTGAATCAGGCTCTCCTCGTACAGCAGGTCATGGCTCAGCCGGGAGTGACTAACGTCAATCTCCCCCTGACCAAGTGTGCGAAGTCTAACGGTGCCTATGATATTGGTTTCGTGATACCTTCCACTACTCCTTGGGTGCAGTCTACAGATCCAACGATTTCTCTTTACAAGCAAGTCTACTATGCTCCAGGTGTGCTCCAGAATAGTACCTTAGACTCTGGTGGTCCACCCAATGCTTACGTCGGTTTCCTCTATGAGAGCCAACCGTTCGCTAGAGCCTTAAGTCAAGCAGACTTCGATAGTAGAAGCGATGTATCCTTCTATCTGACTGCCACAGGAGATATTTGGATTCGCATTCCAGCATATCAGAATTCTCCCAACGATGACTCTTACTTCTGTACCTATCAGGTATGGAATGAAGAAGGAGCCAAGGACATTACTACGTCTTCCACAGAGTATCTATCACCGGGTAACATCACCATCAATTACATTGTGGGGACAACGAACTGATGGCCTTCCAAGCAGACATCGCCTATCTTCGCAGCAGAGAAGATCTGTTGCGGTACGAAGATGCTCGTTTCAATGCCCTCATGGCTGCGATGGTTAACTTCTACATCGCTAGAAACGACAACTGTGTCTGGGGAGAAGTCCTGCGGTCCGTAGCTATAGAACTTGCCAAGGTAGAGTACCAGACAGCCTATGACATCGTAAGTAAGAATCCTAAGTACCTGACTCCTCCGGATATCAAGCGTCGTTTCGCTGGTCCTCTCTATATAAACAGCGGAAGTTACCCTGGCACTACACAATATGACATAGACTACAAGAACATGGTAGTGGAACTCATTGCTGCTTATAAACAGGGCTCTGTGGTTCCTGCTCTAGAGGAAATCATCTACGCCTACACTGGACAGAATATTGTCGTGCAGGAACTTTACAAACTGATCGGTCAGGGATACGATATGACGGATCACAATGGAATTCGCATCTCCATAAACTATGGGAGTGGAAATCCTGCGGATCTCGAGACCGACATCGTGGATCTTAACCAGATCCAATTGATCACAAACAATCTCTATACGGCTATTGACTTGAACAAGCCCGCGCATATCGGCTTGGACTTCACAACAGTACAGACAGAGCTGCTCAGCATGGAGCAGATCCTTGATGCAATCACGGATTACCTTCGCATCTACGTTCGAGACACAGAGGGAGGCACCTGGGAGGCCACCTTCACGCAGTCCCCGTTCTTCGATCCCACGATACCGGAGACTCAATTGTCCGCTCTAGGAAAAAATGTAGGAAAAGCATTCCCCATAGACTTCGGATCCATTCTTACCCCCGTCCAGTACGCGGCTCTCCCCTTTGCCTCGTTCAAACTGGAATATCAGCTGCTCCCCTCGGGAAATTACGGTCTCAACCCGAATAATTTTCCGGACGTAGCGAGAGTAGACAGTAATGGAGACTACACTGGTGAGATCACCAATGCTCGTGGTCTTCTGGCTCCTCGGATAGACACAGTCTGGGAAATTAGCGGTGGCGACACCCTAACCATTTTCAATCTTGTGTAAGTAGAAGGAGTCTGACAATGACCACGATGACGTTCACTTTGACTCGAGAAGTGTTCGAGAAATGCAGACGAGATCTAGCTGCAGAAGGCGTCCAGCTTGTGGGAGACAGCGGAGAGATGGGAAGACTAGGTGTAAAAGCCTCGTTTACCTTTGTCGAGCCTACTCTTACTATCACGATTCTAAAATCTGGCTTCTTCTCTTCTCAATACATTCAGTCAAAGATCGATTACTGGTTTAGTCAAGAAGGTGTCCAAGGAGAATAGAGGATGGCGGGTAGAAGGCGCGGCAACCCAAATTGGGGAGCAGTCAATCGCGGGCAGCTTATCATTCCAGTACAGAAGACTGGCTGGGAAAAGTTCATAGCCGAAATCGGAATACAAGAACATGAGACCCTCAGGGTGTTGAGTTCTCGTAATGAGAAAAGCGCGAGCATCAGAAGCTGGGTGAACGCAAACTGTCGGAGCTCCTTTGTCCCAGAACCCGTTCTTGAGATGTTGGGTATAGAGGTTGTGGTAACCGACTAAGGGGATCCATGAAATCTGGGGATACTGTAATTAGGATGCTCGCAGGTTCTATTCCTATGGAGCTAAGAGTCCAATCCGTCACTCCCGAAAGAGTTGTCTGTGGAGGCGGCTGGGAATTCGATGTTCATACCGGAGCAGAAATTGATGACCTTCTTGACTGGGGTCCACCCCCGAAAATGACTGGGAGTTTCCTTAAAATGAAAGATGGGAAAATCCTCGTAACCGATTAGCCCCGTTTCAGCGTAGAACTTCTGTATGGCAGCTAAGATGAAAGCAAAGGTCAGCAAAGTAAAGACTATCTCGCGCCGCGAGTTGGCAATGCTGGCCTTTACGAATTCGAAGCGACTTCCCAAAATTGTGAACTTTGAGGGAAGACAGAAACGCTGGGTGGGCATCGGCTGGGTAGACGAGGGTGCAGCCACAGGTGATGAAGTCAAGGTGGTGGAATAATGCAATGTCAAGAAATCTACAATAGCCTGATGGAATTGGTGATAGTGGAATTGGTCCTGTTCGTTGCGGCTGGTTTTCTCGCGCTTCACTGGCGCGGCAAGTGGATCATCGAGAGGAGTAAGCATCGATGAACTTAGCCGCGTGCAAATCAATGACAAGCCAGGGGAGGACAGGCTCTAAAATGAAGAGTTATAAGTTGCTTATCGTCAGCAAGGTTTGTGAAACGGAACAGGTGTATGATGGTAGCTATGTTGGAAAAACGGTTGTCCGGAATATGGCGCTGTGCAGCACGGTTGTAGATTTCTCCTCAGCTAAAGAGGCAGAGGAAGCAATCAAAGCTGTGCAAGAGCGTGAAAAAGGTACGGCAGGACGGCAAGAAACGTTATTCAGAAAACTCTGGAAGGATTAGTGTAGAAAGTAGCGAAGTAAAAATAATTCCGCTCAGGAAGAGCATTTTGAGGTAATATGAATTCAATGAAGCAGACGACGCAAATTTGCACCACTATTACATGCACCCAAACAGGTGCTGGTGGCCGTCTGTGTTGAAGTAGAGAGAAATCTCATACCAGACAGCCTCCTAAACAAGGGAGGCATTTTTATTGTATGGCCCATTTTAGCGAGCACTGTAGAGACTGTGAACGGATTCTAGGAAATCGATGTGAGAACGTCAACCACTGGATGGATGCAGAGTTTGTGAGGTTCGGTCCTCTGCATAGATTCTCTAGGCACCACTCGCAGGGAGTAGAAGAGGCGGGAGAGTTGTTTGGGCCTCTAGGACGCAAGGCAGCGATGATCCATATCCTGAAGGATTGTGGGTGGATCCCTAGGACAAGCGACTGGGCTGATGGACAGACGGTTGATAGTCTGGGAATAAAAGTGGGAAGCCGATTCAATGGCTATTGGGATTCCTTTGAGTTTGAAGAGGCAGCGAAGAAGTTAGTGAACGGCGGATAGCTCAGTTGGTAGAGCAGACCCTTGATAAGGGTCAGGTCGGGAGTTCAAAGCTCTCTCCGCCGACCAAGTTTTAGTTCGCGAAATAAGCGAATGCTAGCGTAGCTCAGTTGGTAGAGCACCTGACCCGTAATCAGGATGTCACCAGTTCGATCCTGGTCGCTAGCTCCATAGTATTAAGTTGTAATGCTACCGTAGCTCAGCTGGTAGAGCATCTGATTTGTAATCAGAGGGCCGGGGGTTCAAATCCCTCCGGTAGCTCCAAGTTTGGGAGAACCAATGAAGGATCTGAAGGAATTCATCGAGCTGCGCCTCGCCTTCCTGGAAGCGGATATGGCTTGGAGAGATAATATGAGAGGTACAAACACAACTCTCATGATCCGGGAGTACAAGGCTCTCCTGGAATTTATCACCAAGCAGGAAGAGAAGGATAGGCTAGGTATTCACGCGCATAATCACGTAGTCCGGATGATTGAAGAGGGAAGACTCGGACCTCATGTTGAGTGTGATGTCTTCAGACACGAATGAGTAAGAAATCGAAGCAGGTTGAAGAGGCGTACAAGCAGCTCAAAGAAGCAGTGAGTCTTAAGGTCATGAGCGTTCCTGATCGCTTTGGTTTCTATCCTCATCACTATGTAAGGTGGGATAAGAAGAAAGCCATCGCGATTCTTGAGGACTTGATTAATGCTAAGTGATGAGCAGAGGAAGAATAGGTATTTGGTTATAGCAATTGCCTACTTCATCATCGGATTCTTCGTAGGTGTAGGGGTTGCTGCATATTGTATGCCACGATAGCTCAGTTGGTAGAGCAATGTCTTGGTAAGACATAGGTCATCGGTTCAATCCCGATTCGTGGCTCCATTTTTGAGGATGTATGAGCACAGTTCTGGAACTGCTAGATTCCGCACTAGAACCACGAGGAGCTAGCAGCACAGTTGTACTTCGTGCTACTCTGTACCTGGAACATGAGTTTGTTGTATCAGCACTGAATGAACTGAGACGCAAGCTGATGCTTACTCAAGCCGGAATAGACTATCTATCTGACTTTGATAAGCTGGCGGTGATGTTCTTGATGGAAGCTGCAGGGATAAGCAAAGATGATTTTTCCTCTAGATCAATTGATATCGCGACTTTATAAGAAGATTGTTCCCACTCTCATGGAGCGTGATATAGTTCGACTGGAGAGGAAGATAGCACGCGAGGAAGATCGCATGTCGGAGATATCCGACGACTTCTTTAAGAATGGTGGAGTTTGTTGCCCGTCGTGTGGAGTACCTGGATACTCTGACCTGCAATACAAGCAGGAACGTAGGGAAAGATGGTTGAAGATTCTTAAGGCGAAACGGGACAGTGGTCATGCGTGAGTTTCTGATTGGCGAAAAAGTTCGAGCAAAGAAAGGCTGCCCAGAGTCTTGGTATGGACCTGTCCCTGAGTATTTTATCGTCCGTGGACTGAAGTACAACGACAAAGGATCAATGAGTCTGCTGGTAGAGGATCCATCTAGAGAGAAAGATTCGTTCATGTCTCGACAATGGCACTTCGCTGGCTTCTTCTCTCAGTTTTAGGTGGAAAAGCGCCTAATTGATCCGATGTCGTTCAATGGTAGGACATGGGCCTTTGGATCCCAGAATGGTGGTTCGAATCCACCCGTCGGAGCCAGATTACCTGATCATCAGAGATCTTAGGTAGAGTAGTCATATGCCGAACACTCAAGTAACCGTCGAAGAGCGAAACCGGATTCTTAAGGATCTCGAGTTTGCCGAGAAAGACATGGACCGGATGACTGGATCACGAAGGCCAGAATATATGGCCGAGGATGTGGAAATTCTGAAGGGTGTCTGCTCCCGATTGATGTGGACTATCCGGGAGATTCTCCAATGAAGAAACTCCTGATCATCAAGGCTGATACCAATGATGGTGACTATGTCACTGCCATGCACGAAGTGACAGAGGAGTACATCAAGGCTTTGGAGCCGGTATTTAAGGCCATCAGCGAATTCAAGCCTTATCGGACAGAAAAGGTAGAAGGGATGCAGAGTGCGGGCTGGACGCATAATCACAATTGGCCTTGTGGGAATGATCTGCCTCGCTTGGACCTAGGAGAAAAGTATCCTCAGGATATTTATCCTCAACTCTCAAACGAAGATGTTGAGGAATTCAATCAGTTGTGTCCAACTGCGGAATATGGAATCCATACAATAGTGGATATCCGAGTTCTTGATGTGGCGGACGAAAAGGTATATTACGAACACAAGTATTAACTGAGCACCTGTGGCGAAGTGGCTTAACGCGGTGGTCTGCAAAACCACTATAGGGGTCAAACCTCGATCGCTGGTTCAAATCCAGTCAGGTGCTCCAAAATCTCAGTATTACCCTCCTATGCTTCTACGTCAAATACTCCTAGACGCACTCGCGATTCACTCCATATTTCAGATCCTCGCCTTTGGTCTGGCTTATGCTTGCTCCGGGGTCTTAAGTGTTTGGACTGGACATGATATCGTGAAGGAAGCACTTCCATTTCTCAAGGCAGGAAACTGATGACACCTCTAGAGAAAGCTTTCCGCATTCTACCCTCCTGTGTCTCTCCTACCACAAAGAGCTCCACTGATCTCGCGACCCTACGTCTAAGAGTCCAGAAGGACCTGAATAATCTACAGATCATGCTCATGGAGAAGATCAACGAGACGCATAGTGGTACCTTCAACACCAAGGAAGCAAAAGAGATCGACCGCAAGGTAGATCAGCTTCAGAGGTTCTTAGAGGCGACTAATGTGGAGTGATGAACGGTCAGAGATGCTGACAGCGGCACTCACCTGCTGTCTGATAGTAGACGTGCTCATGACTTTCATTGATGAGGGAAAGACTCATTCTAGGTCAGAAAAAGCCATCCAGGCAATAGCGGACGCTCGTCGGAGTCTCCTCTTCATAACTGGCCAAACTAGTACCAGGAGATTCTGGGATAGAAGACAGGAGAATTTCGATCGTCTATCCCAACAGAAGCTTCTCAAGGAAGTCGTGGACAGTATGAATTGGCGCACTTGGAGAGATGATCTTGAGCAGTGGCTCCTCAATGCCGAAAAGGTACTGGAGTTCTTTGGCAATGTTCAAGATGTAGCCAACGGAAGATGTTCTCATCATGGCTGCTTCTGATCCTCGTGGAACAGCGAATCTATGTCTTTCTGCGTTTTCTTGTCTGAAATCCCAGAAACAAGCCCGAAGATGAAACCTATCACCAGGCATAGAAAGCAAGCGGCACTTAGAAAAAGAAAAGAAACCATCTAGCTCAATACCCCGATTCCTTTTATTACCCGTAGAACAAAGCAGTATCCTATTTGGTCTAGAAATAGGCCGGAGCAAAATTGTCTTGGAGGAACCATGAAAGTTTGGAAAGTAATTCCTGCGCTCCTAGTGCTTTTGATGTCACTAGCGGCTAGTGCTGCCAATCAACCAGTTGTGGTGGACAGTGCGCTGATCAACTACAGCAACAACCAGATCACCCTCACAGGGTCAGGGTTTGAGCCTGTGACGAAGGTACCCACATTCAGTTTCAATGGTGCGAGTATCGCTGTGGTGTCAGCGACCGGAACCAAGGTCGTTGCTACATTACCTTCGGTTGCAGCTGGAACCTATGAGGCGATCTTAACCAATAGCGAGGGACTGTCCTCAACCTTCTATGTGACCTATGGAGCAACTGGACCGCAGGGACCTCAAGGTGCCCAAGGACCGCAAGGTCTTACAGGCGTACAAGGAGTCCAAGGACCTCAAGGAGCAACGGGATCACAGGGAGCGACTGGCCCTCAGGGAGCCGTGGGACCAGCAGGGCCAACAGGTGCGCAGGGCGCGGCAGGGGTTGCCAGCGTCTACTATAACACCCTTTCTACTGCCAACCAAGCTCTGGAGTCTAGTCTAGCTGGTTTCCCTGCGCCGATTTCCACGAGTGGCCCCGAGACCATAATCTCTCTGAACCTTCCTCCCGGGACCTATCTCCTGCAGGCCAGCTATTCTGGTTACACACTCAACAATGGGACTAGGAGTGAGGTCTCTCTCCTGAGTTGTAGCTTCTCTCCGGCGACTAATCATCCGGCAGCGGGATCTCCACAAGGCACGAGTAACTCACTAGTCCCAATTGGTGGTGAGGATCTCGATAGCGTCAACCTGATTGACTACACTGAGATTTCCACATCAACTTTGGTCTCACTTTCCTGTACTCAGGGAGGTCTGGGAGAGATTCTCCCTAATGTGGGCTATGTGGTCTACTCCCCGGACATCGTGTCCTACGTTTCTGCAGTTACGATAACTGCTATCCCTATTGGGGGTAACGTCTACGATCAGACCACGTCCATCCCTCCTCCCAATCCTGCTGTATTTCGCTAGAAGGAAGAAGGTTCGGGGACTAATAATCTCCGAACCTTTTAACCGATTTCCTCTAATCGACAGTAGAATAGTACATGGCTACAACAACTGCTTCTGCCGTGACTGTCTTAGAGATCAAACGCTATATTGCAGTTGATCCGAAGAACAATAACAACAAGTACTGGCAGTACGAACGGCTGAGCACGATAGTCTCCGAACCTGGAAAGAAAGGTGTCATGGAGACCGGTGACGTCCGCATCACTTGGGGTCGCGTGGGTTGTGACAAACCGGACAGCCAACTTATCATGTTCGGGGATGGTAAAGTCCTCGCCTCCAAAATCAAGTCCAAGACCAACAAGCCAGCCGGGGAGCCTTCCTACACGGAAGTGATCATTGTTGGCTCCGGTAATGTAGGTCATAGAGACAATAGCAGCAGCCAGTCACTCGCCAAAGAGGAAGTGAAGCGGCGTGCGGTCGACGAGATCGCGGGTAGCTGCAAGATCACGGCGGAATTGGTTCGCAAACTCGCGGAAGCCAACAAGCACGAACTCATCGTTGCCACAGGCGGCAAGATGAACATCGATCTGGAGACGGGCATCATCAGCACCGCCATGGGCGTGGTCACGCTGGATGCTGTGAAGTCTGCCCGTACCCTTCTGGACCAGATGGCTCCCTACGTCAGCAGCAATAACACGGACAATGACACCTATGCCAAGATGCTAGGTGACTATCTCCGGTTGGTTCCTCAGCAGACTCCGGCGCGGCGAGGATGGCACACTACATTTATCGTTCTTGACAAGCAGACTTCCTTGCTCGATCAGCTGGAAGCTTCTATCGAGATGGCTGAGAAGCGCGTGGTGGATGCCACCAAGGCGGCAAATGGAGGCGTGGTTCCCAAGTTCTTCGAAGTGAAGATGAAACTGGTTGACGACTCTAAGGTCTGGGACAAGGTCAAGAAGATGTTCTATGACACTGTCAACCACGGTCACACGTCTGCAGCTTTGAAGCCGGTTCGGGTGTACGAGATTGAGATTCCTCACATGGCCCAGGCTTTCGAAGCTGACGGTCGCAAGGTGGGAAACGTGAAGCTCTTGTGGCACGGCACTCGTATGTTCAACGTGCTGTCCATCCTGAAGCGTGGATTCGTTCTGCCCAACCAGCTGAGCACGATGCAGATGACCGGTGCGATGTATGGTCCCGGACTGTACTTCTCTGACCAGAGCACCAAGTCGCTGAACTACAGCTACGGGTACTGGGACGGTGGGAGCCGGGACAACAACTGCTACATGTTCTTGGTGGATGTAGCTATGGGTCGTGAGTATGTTCCTAGCAGTTCGGGCAATGGCAAACGGTCAGGCTATGACTCTTGCCACGCAGTACCGGGTCGCAGCGGTATCCGGAACGACGAGCAGATTGTCTATCGCACTTCACAGGCCAACATTCGGTATCTGGTTGAGTTCAACAACCGGTAGGAGAATATGAAAAACGGGTATACTTGGCTCTTCATCGCTTTTTGTCTCTTCATGACTGGCTGTGGACAGAACGCATCCACAGTCAGTGCTAGCACTGCTCAAGATCTAGTCAACCACCTGACCTACTTCAAAGATTCGCGAGCGAAACTCTGCTATGCTGTCGTAGCTTCTCGGTTGGATTTTGAAGCACATCAGAATGGTCTGACCATCACCTATGTTCCCTGTACTCCAGAGGTGGAGGCAGCGATAGCGGCAAGATGATCCATTGTGTGGTGAAGGCAGCGTGTCAAAGTGCTGCGCGGGAAATTTGCGAGACCTACGAAATCGCTTCGCCGCGAGGAAGAAGTTTCGCCAATTCGCCAGAAGTAACGATAGCCATCATTATCGAGCAAGCGATTCTTGCCGCGCTGTCCTCTGCTCTACCTGATACGGAGGGGAAGTGAGCGAACGATTGAGCACGAGCGAGAAGTGTATCGCCTCAGGACTTTGGGCGCTCCTAACCTCGTTAATTGAGGTTGTGGAAGGATTGGACTCGGGTTCCCATGGCTTCACGTTCCCAGCGTCCATAGTGTTTCTTGTGACTGGCATCGTATTTCTGGTATTCGCCATCATCAAACGCGAACGCCCTGCTGACCAAAGTGAGGAGACGAAGCCATGAAAGCAACGAAGCTATCTCGGAAAGGTAGAAACAGCCTACCTCAAGAAATTGAAGGAGAATAGATGACCAAGAAGATCATCTCTATGCATCAGTTTTCCTCTCTGGAAGGTCTTATCAAGAGCCTTCAGGGAGCCACCAAGATTGTAGAAACCCTGGGTGGGACTTCGTCCCAGATGACGATCGATGGTATCTTAACCATAGGCGATGGTATCTTAACCATGTTCCAGCGCGAGAATGACAACGGTTCCACGGAGTATGTTCTCACCATGAGAACTGTGAAGGAACTCTCTGAGGACCTCAATGTCAAACTAGAGGAGCCGAGCAGCGTTGTCTGAAAAAGGTCTGTACTCCAAGTATTACGAGAAGGAAGTCAATCTTCCCGATGGACGCTCCGTCTGGATCCAGAGGAAGATGTTCACCTATGCCATTCTCATCGGACCAACCAATGGACTAGTCTATGATCAACATTGGTGCTACGAGACTAAGGTGGCTGCTGAGAAGGCTCTAGATGAGTGGGATCCGTTCACGCAACCAGAACCACAGGGTTGGATACGTCATCCTGTATCAGGCCGGAGAAGGCCACACGGGGATGCTTCAAAGGAATACATAGCACTCTGAAAGGAACGCTACTATGCTCGCTGGACTCTTTGAGTTTTTCGCTGTAGGAGCCTTTGGCTTTTACCTCCTTCTATTTCTACTCTTTGTGCTGATTACGGCGTTCGAGGAAAACGACAAAGACATATCGGCTTTGATTACCCTGATAGCCGGTTTCGCCTTCTGCCAATGGGTTTGCCATCTCCAGGTCTTTCATTGGATCGGTCACCATATTCTAGGGACAATCGGCTACGTTCTTCTCTACTTTGCTTTCGGAGGGTTATGGGGACTATTCAAGTGGGTGCTCTTCCTCCGCACTAGATTGGAGGATTACAAACGTGTCAAGGAAGGCTTCTCCGCTTGGAAAGAAGCCTCTCCCGCTTGGAAAGGAAAGGAGTATACTGCGCTAAAAGACTTTCTCCAAGAGCGGGGAGCCACAGGGATGATGAAACCTCCGCAGGTTCGTGACTACAAGGGTAAAGTAACCCATTGGATGACTTACTGGCCCTTCTCCTTGATTTGGTTCCTGATACACGATCCCATTACCCGATTCTTCAAGACCTTATTCAATTTTATGTCGGGGACCTTCCAGAGTATCAGCAACCGCATGTTCGCTTCTGTAGAAAAGGACCTAGAGAAATGAAGGACTTGTTGATTGTGGGTATCATCCTCGTTATCCTGGTTGCAACCGACATTGTTCATCAGATACGTGTCTCACAATTGTCAAAGCGTATCGATGAATTAGAGAAGCACAATCCTTCTGTGAGGAAACTATGATATCCGATCCCTCCCCCATCACTTATCGGATGCTTCATGAAGAAGCAGCAGGGATGGGCCTCGATCCCATCTTCTTCCGGCTGAGCGGCGTTGATCCCGATGCTGCGGTTACTTGTAACTGTAACTTCGTGGAAGGACATGAATCGAGCTGTGACATCGTTGCTGCTCATGAACTGCGACAAAAGCTGATGAGTAAATGAATGAGTCGTCTAGCATCATCTTTTATTCTGGAGGTAGACTGGTCTTCAAGGAATCAGGAAGGGAAGGTGTATGGACGACAGGGTATCTCCACGATGTACATAAGGGGTTCCTTGTTGAACGAGCTGTTTCACGCTCATGAAAAATGGCCCAAGGCTAGGTGTTTCAGAATAAGATTGAGTCACAACCTAGACAGGAAACCTTGGTTTGAGTGGGAGTTACAACCAGTGAAGTGTCCTAAATGCGGTGATACAGGAGTGCTTGTAACTGGAAACAATGACCTCCCTTGTGACTGTCCTCAAGGAGACATAGCTCTCTTCAACGAAGCAGGTATAGGCTGTGTCACTGGTGCTGAGATCAAGCGGCACTTCCTCAACACATCCCCGGAACCAATTGATACTCTCGAGGAATTAAATGAGAAGCGTTGTCAGAACACAAACTCTACTGAAAATTGAGTTTCTCAAATCCACAGGACTTCCTACTGGTAGACAGAAAGTATACCATCGCGTGGTTGCCGGCATGCTGGGTAACTGTGGACACGAGCATACGAGTCTAGTCACGGCAGAGAAGTGTCTTAAGAAGATGAAGGTCCGCTATCGTAAGGCACGTTGGGGGAAGAAGTGAGACCAGACTATTGTAGAGCAGAACCCGGAAAACCTTGTCCTGACTGCGGAGCCACGGAAGAAGGTAATGATCGTGTCAAGGGTATCTGTCAAGCAAGATACTCAGGACCCTCGCCTGAAGAAAGAAATGCAGCCTATCCCCAGTTCATCTTAGTGGATAGAGACACGGGAGAACGTGTGTGTTGAGCGATATTGCTGAAGGAATTCAGAGGTTGCGCGTGTATTGGCCCCAATCTCACGCTGTCGAGGGCGAGCGCGGTCATCATCTCATTGTCGTGCCCTCCGTTGTGCCTGCGAGAGGCTACGACAAGAGCATTTGCACGGTACTCTTTATCGCTCCAGCTGGGTTCCCCGCTGCGCGTCCTTGGAAATTTTGGACAGACGCGGAAATTCGATTGGCAAATAACTCGTTTCCTCGTATGACCACATGGGGATGCGACTTGGCGGACTATGGATGGCCCCAATGGAAAGACTTGCAGCTCTGGCACTGGAAGTTGCAAATGTGGAATCCTAATACTGACACCCTGTTCACGTTTATGAACGTGATCAAGGAGCGCCTATGTGCGTGGGCTCGCTAGAGCGGAAGCTTTAGAGAGATTTCTCGAGGAAAACGATGATTCTCCAGTATTAAGCAAGTAATGAATACAATATTTCCTGTGTTATCTATTGATCGCAAGATTAGTCGGTGGGAAGAGAACCTGTATACCCCGACACCGATTGAGAAGATCGGAAGCTTTCATTTCAAGCGTGAAGATTTCTTTTGCCCACTTGGCTACGGTGGGATAAATGGAAGCAAGCTTCGACAGGCCATCTGGCTCATCAAGAATGCTGTGGACAAAGGAGCGATAGGAGTTGTCTCGGGAGCAGTGACAGGTTCTCCTCAGCATCCCATGATAGCGGCTATCTCGGCACACTACGGGGTTCCAGCAGTGAGTGTGATAGGCACGAAAGAACCCGGCAAGCATGAGAATCTCATCATGGCAAAGTGGCTGGGTGCTTCCTTCCTAGAGTCCAATGTAGGTTACGCTAAGACCCTAGAGCACAAAGCTGTCAAGGCTGTAGAGGGAGACTATAAGGGGTATTTCCTTCTAGAGACCAACATCACGGTAGAGACCAAGCGCAACCCAGCATCCACCATCGAAGCATTTCACAGAGTCGGAAGTGAGCAAGTATGTAATGTAGAGAATGTAGAGACTCTCATGATCCCGGCTGGATCCTGCAATAGCGTGGTCTCTGTCCTGTATGGAATCTCTAGATTCAGACCCAAAGGATTGAAGAGAATCGTTCTCATGGGGATAGGCAACTATGGTTCCGGAAATCCTGGATATGTCTACGACAGACTCCGAGTTATTGAAGAAGCACTGGGGGATGGTGATTCAACCATCCGACACCTGTTCCGACCCCACTTTCTACATGACAGAGGGAAGGAACCAATGGGTGACTATGGGAAAGCTCCCTATGATCTATTCCACTTCAACGTCAATAATGGTTGCGGTGAGGATAGTTGTGACAAATGCCGAGACGGGTACTGTTCGTACAGTGATCTCATGCCCGCCACCTATCAGGGGATCGAATTACACCCCCGCTACGAAGCCAAAACCTTCCACTTCATGCACGACCACAAAGAAGCGTTCAAAGCGGTGTTGGGAGACGGAGAACGTCTTTACTGGATCATTGGCTCAGCGCCTCAAGCCAAAGCGATGGCAGAGGTATTGAAATCTAGATTTGGAGCGTTAGTCGCATGAAATATCCTCAGCCTCCCTCTGCTCGAGCCGTCATCATTTTTATCGGCCTGTGTATTCTCTGTCTAGCACTAGGTATCCTCTGGCAGGAACTCGCTACCCCCAAGCCTAAGCCACAGAAGCAGACCATCTTAGCTCTCCCGGCTCCAGTGTACAGTGAATATCGTGTAGTTGCAGATGGGGTTTTAGAAAACAACCTGACTCTTACTCCTGGTGCTGTAACTTCCATGACAAAGGAGGAGTTGTGCGCTCCCTCCTTTCATACGAAGGATATTCGCAACTATGCTCACAAGGAAGCAGTCTGTATGGCATATGGAGTGGATCCCGCTCACTGCAACGGAAAAGAGTATGAGATCGATCATCTCATTCCTCTAGAGCTAGGCGGCTCTAATGACATCAAGAATAAGTGGCCCCAGCCCAAGACTCATCCGGGTGCTCATGAGAAAGACATCCTAGAGAATTTTATGCACCGAGAAGTCTGCAGTGGTCGTATGCCTCTAGATGAAGCCCAGAAATCTATTGCCTTAGATTGGTATACCGGATACAAGATGATAGAGGGCCTAGATAAAAATGGAGAATCTAGATAAGACTTTCTATCTGAGTGGATGGCAGAGAAGCTTGAGTTCTCTTCCAGCAGGGACACCAGTTTATGTTGTCTTTGGAGCAACAAAGGAACCAGAAGCAGTATTCCTCAGTTACGTGGGAGCTACCTTGTGGATAGGTAGGAAAGGATCATTAGACTTCAGGACTCAAGGATTTCATGTAGAGCCCAGAGTCAGTAATGTCACTCTTCTACGCTCTGGTGCTCCTTCTTTGGAAGAGTACCAAAGTCCATTTCTAGCTCCCATCCCCACAGATAAAGAGTATGAGGATTCATGAACGATATTCAGTATCTCTGCAACGTAGATGAAACCGCTCCTCGTCGCTACTGTGACCTCATGGGAATTCCTGAGATTTCCAAGCTTGAGAAGGGAATGGATTTCAGACATCCTCAATATCGCAGAGAAGTCTTCCTTCGTTTCTACGAATGCCACCTACGTCTAGGAGCTCATCCGGGATTGGTGTATCTCCTGATGCCTTATTTCTACCAGAAATACAAATGGGATGTTGAGCAGAGACTCTGGTTTGCTTTTATCAACGGCAACACACAGAACCCTGTAACCTCTCGCCTCATCTTTGATAGGTTTCAGTTTCGAGATAACCCAGATGACCTCGAAAAGTGGTTCAATGAAGAGTACAAGCGACTGGAGTTTGATTCTGATAGAAAGTGGCAGAAGAAAGATTTCATCAAGTCGGTCAGGTGCTACAAAAGATTGTGTGGGTTGAATGGCTGGTCTCAGGAAGACTTCTTCCTCAGCATCATGCCCTCCGACGATGAGTATGAGAATTTCCGTACAGCGTGGCCCGTAGTGCGGAATAAGTTTGAGTCCTTGGTCGTCTATCCACTTTCAGCTATCTTGAGTACCTTCGTGTCATGATGTTACCCATTGACTGTGACAATCTCCTTCTAGAGGACATGAGTGGTTCCAAGTCACATCGTAATGGTCTCTCCAAGGTATTGGGTCTTGATGTTTGGGACTGGCATACCTCAAATCCAGGTTTCACAGGTAGATATACTCCAGAGATGATGACCTTTCTCAACAAGGAAGGTGCCCAGATATTGAAAGAGGCCAAGGAGAGGTTCAAGGGACAGCCCTTCGAGCGAGACGTCTCCTACTTCACCCTCGAGAGCACATTCTGTACTTTCAAGGGAGGCTACAGGAAGAATCGTCGCTATCCCGGAGTCTACATTGATATGCATCACGACAGGATCAAAAGAGCAGAAGCTCTTTGGCCAGATGTAGACTTTTCTGATCAATGGAATGCTCGCAAGTCGAGGATTCCAAAAATCTTCAGGTTAGAAGATAATCCAGGAGTACCAGGACTTTGTCCAGAAAAGCAGAATCATTTTCGGAATACTGGTCAGATGATCATGCTGCGTAGTTTTGATAGTGCCTTTGATAATGACTTCGAGAGTCGCTATTATGGACCACTTATTGACTCAAGCACTGAGACAAAAGCAACCTGACCAGATTTGGTTAGAAAAATATATCTCTTGGATAGAAAACTGTCTTAGCCCTGAATCTGGAATAAGAGAAGCACATCATATCCTTCCTAGTAAGATGTTTCCAGAATATCGAAGATTCTCTTTATTTCCTCAAAATAGAAAATGGTTTACTCCTAGAGATCATCTTATTGCTCATTATTATCTATTCAGAATGTGGCCTGAGGAATGGTCCGTATCTCTAGCTATTTATCACATGATCAATAGAAGTAAAACTAAGATTGATATCTTGTCAACTTCTATTGATGACAGTAGAGTACAAGAAATTGCTAATAATTATCATGAAATTAGAACAATAGCTATCCAGAAAATCACTGAAATGAAAAGAACTAAGGAGGCTAGAGAAAAAGTATCTAAGGAATCAAAAGAAAGATGGAAAGATCCTAGCACTAGAGAAAAAATCAGGAAAGGAATAAAGAAATGGTGGGAAGCTCACCCTCATGAGAGGAGTCCAGAACACTGTAAAGCCATTTCTGTTGCTAAGAAGGGTAAATCTCAACCAAGATCTCAGAGGGAGAAAACCTCCAGAGCACTAAAAGGAAGGAAAAGATCTCCTGAACATCAAGAGAAATTAGCAGCATCTCTCAGAGGAAGAGTATTTCCTAGGGCTGCAAATGGGCGTATAATCGGGCCACCACAAACATGAATCAGAAGAGAGCTTCGCTTGCCTCCACACTCTAGTCCCGATCATACTACTTCAGACTATTTGCTGAGCGTATTCTCTGGGACATTACTCTGGATATTTTGGATCAGTGACCATCAGGGACTAGCACTTGGCTGGGCACTATTCTGTATCATGATGATTCTCTATCGAGTGACTTGGCTGCTTTCCTATTTGATAGCAGCTGTCAAGAAAGTGTAATGATGAAGATCACAAAGGAAACGGCGCAGGGGAAACGTTCCTATCAGGAAGACCGACTTGTTGTCAAAGAGTTGGAAGAGGGAACTCTGCTTGCGGTTTTCGATGGTCATGGAGGAGCAAATACAGCTTGTCTATGCAAAGACAACTGCGCGAAGTTTTGGCAGAGAACAGATAAGAAACTGTCGCCCATGACGCGACTTACCCAACTCTTTGGGGCTCTAGACAAACTTACAGCTGAAGAGCGTGCAGGATCTACGGCTTCCGTGGTGTTTATCCCCACCTTCGAGCCCTTCAAATACGCATACCCCAACATCTTCATTGCTACCTTGGGGGACTCTCCCGTGATATGGAAAGACTACAAGGGAGACATCAAACAAGCAGCAGAGCATAATGTTGCCACCAATAAGCGCGAGTGCGCGGCGGCTGTCAAACGTGGAGGAATCTACGACGGCCACACCTACATCTGGAACGACCGTGGACCCTACAGCGATCTAGGAGTTGGTCTTCAGATGTCCCGCTCTTTTGGCGATAAGTTGCTACGTGGAGTAGTCATTCAGAAGCCAACAGTGAGATCCAGCTGCATCGCCCTTGATGGATGGATAGTAGTCGCCACGGATGGGATATCGAGATCTCATGGTTCCCTTAAGAAATACGTGGGAGAAAAGATGGCTGCGGGTGCAGATGCCACAGACTTTGTACAGCTGGCCCTGGCTGTCCCTACTAGGGACAATGTCACCGCAATTACAGTGAGGTGGAAATGAAGATCGTAGCGGTTCTAGCGTTTATTTTTCTTGTAGCATCAGCAGGAGCACAGAATGCTAAGGTTGTTGCTCTTGATGCCCAAGACGCGGCCAAGGCAAAGGAGCTCGAGCAGAAGGTTACGGATGCTCTCAAGGCTCGTGCCGACTTCAATAATCAGATAGAGAAGAAGTATCTCCAGGCTGCAGCCGGTGAGGACTACCTGATCATTGAGGGACAGTTTCATCTCAAGCACGGCTGGGAGGGAGGATTTGAGTACAGCGAGAACTTTCAATTCATCGTTCCCGTTGTTCGGATGATCCCAACGGCTGGTGGTGGAAGCGGATGTCTTTACGTCACTCCTGTCACGGGAGGTTTAAGTGTTGCAAACTGAGATGCCATCTTTAGAAGAACGCGTCAAGGAAGCAGAAGCTGCCAACGAATATGATCGCAGCGAACTGTGCCAAGCTATCGTGGTCATGCGTGAGGCTCTACGACAGCGAGAGTGGCTGGCTTCTGGTCGAGGATGTTATGAGTACGACGATGACCGCTGGTATAAGGAATTCTCCGCAGCCTTCAATGAAATACATGCGGCTCTTGAAGGACTACAGAGAATTGCCTCCGCTTCTTTTGCCTCCACGCTGAAGTATGCTAGGACAGGCGAGAGTCTGGCTGAGGCAAGGATCAACATCAAGAGACGGTTAGCCGTAGCAGAGCAGGCTCTTCACCTTGCGGCAAGGGAATCTCTTCCTGAGGGAGCCAAAGAGGATCCTAACCTAGTTGTGCAATCTTGGAAAGAACGTGCAGAATATATCCTGACTCATTCTCAACCAAAGAAGGTTTGACATGCGGCAGAAAATTGAAGTGGTCATCTGTGATCACTGTAAGGATAAATTCGAGGAGCCTCGCTACGACTACACTCATTTCTATGTCAAGGCCGAGACTGAGGATGTCACCTTTGACCTGTGTGCCCCGTGTCAGTTCAAACTCCTGACCCTTCTGCTGGCTGAGAAGGATTTCGCTCCTGAAGCTTTGACCTATGTAATGAAATTTGCTCCAACTGCGGTGCTGCTATGAGAAAGCATTTTGACTGCAAGAAATGTGGTAAGCCTAACCCCAAGGGGAAGAGTTACTGCTCTCGCGAGTGTCGTAGATCAATTGTCAACCAAAGACAACTTCTCGATAAAGAAAGACGACTCTCTGCAGCCTTGTGTTCAGGGAGAACAAATCCCTGTTTCCGCTGTGTAAAGCGAGATGCTGTTCCCGGAAGGAGAACCTGTCAGCACTGTCTGGATTATGCCCGCAACGGGAAGGCTGATCCTAGGAAGTACCAACTGGACCGTTTCAAGATACACGACACCGTAGCTCAGCATCCTGAACTGACTTACAGGGAACTGGCTAAGATAATTGGTTGCTCTCATATATCCCTGAGTAGAATCATCAATAATGAGTTCCCAGAACTGAAAGCAGTAAGACCCGGGAAGACTGGAAACAACCGTGGAGGAAGGCTGTCAAAACTCAGGCATAGTGATGAGAGAGTTGTTGAATTTTGTCTAGCTAATCCTAAGCTTACGACCGCGGAGACCGCAAAGGCACTTGGTTACACTTCTAGAGGAAGCTGGCGTAAACGGACCAAACGTCTAGGTCTTACGCACAAGAACCACGTCTGGGAGATGAAGAATCAAACAAACACAGCTTCTGTTTCAGTTTTCAGCACTCACTCTTTCCATCAACCTCTTTATCCTATCCCCTCGGTCAGTTGGCCGTACCGTCACCATTTGTACCAGAGATCAGTAGTAACACCAGTTAGTGTCAATCCTCCTCCATTTTTGGATAGGAAGACCAGATTTGGTGCTGCAGTGATGTCGGTGTTAGACATTTTAAGAAAACCGAGTCCGAGTATCCATCATTTCACCCCTGTCGAGCCTCTGGACGACTACAAGGGTCGTGAAGGTTATCAGCGCATAATCCACAAGGCTCCATTCTTCAAGCCTCTGTATCTACCTCTACGCTTCAACCCTCCTTGCCAGCACACTGAGAAAGTTAGCAATGGGAATTGCACCTTCTGTAAGAGATGTGGGCAGAAACTAAGTGACTGGGTTCTAGAGAAGTGAACAGTATTAGTCCTTGTGGAACTTAACGAAGAACAAAGAGCAGTCGTACAACACCCTATAGGCACACCTATCTGCTTAGTGGCGGGAGCGGGATCCGGCAAAACTAGAGTCATGACGGAGCGCGTAAGATGGCTCATCAATAGTGGTGTAGAACCTCGCAAAATCTGTACTCTAACTTTCACGAATCGTGCTGCTGGGGAGTTATCTCATAGACTAGGGATAACCCCTGAAACTCCTCGTGATCAAGTCCCTAGAGTAACTACCATTCACAGTCTTGCGCTTGCCGCTATCAGGAGAAATCCCAAAGGATTTGGTCTTCAAGAGCGTGTCTCTCTTCTTGATGACTATGATCAGGGTATCTTGATGAGGAAGGTTATTGACCGGGAGATATTGAAGGAAGAAGATCGTGCGGAATTCAATCCTTGGAATATCCTAGAGAAGATAGCCTACCATCGTGCCAGAGGAGTAGGTTTCCACGTAGATTATACTCCTGAGGTACATCGTCAGGCTGAGCACTCTCACTCAGGATACCACGCCCTGAGTAAAGACCTCCTTCAACTCTGGAAAGCCTATGAGAAAGAGAAGGTCAACACAAGCACTCTTGACTTTGATGATATGCTTCATCTGGTTGTCCGTAGAGTGCAAAGTGATAAGTCCTGGGCAGTAGCCTGGTCTAAGATGTTCAAGTTTGTACTAATGGATGAAGCCCAGGATACCAATCCAATTCAGTGGGCTCTGGTGAACAGTCTCCTAGAGGAAGAGAACCTGAATTTCTGTGCGGTGGGTGATATCTCTCAAAGCATCTATGGTTTCAATGGAGCGGCTCCTGAGATCCTGAAAGCCTACAGCGAGGGCTGGCGCGGAGTCGTGCCAAAGATCTATCGGCTGGCCTACAACTACCGGAGTGTTCCTGAGGTCGTCAATCTCGCCAATGCTGTACAGCAGAAGATGACCATGACGATTCCGCTCACTATGAAGTCTGCTCGTGGAGAGAAGGGTGAGAAGGGTAAGACGGTTCTGCTGAAGCCTAGCAACTCATCCTACAATCCTCTGGCCTATAAAGATGACAGCGGTACCCC